GTGTCATGGCCCATGCCCATCGGTTGAGTTTCGCGCCGATTGATGATGTGCCGCCGCCTGCGCCTGCGCCAGAATCCATGTCGCGCTATCGTTATCCCCTGCCCATGCCGCCCAAGCCCTTCGGTCGGAGGCCGCGCGTGTGACGCTCCGGTGCGCATGTGGGTTCGTCACATCTGAAATTGAGACGCTGGCCGAGCACTACCGCCGCACGCACATCGCGCCCCGTCCTTCTCGACTCGGCCCGGTCTATGTCATACTCCTGACCTGATGCCCCCGCGCATACCGCCCGACGTCGCGGCCGTTGTGGATGACGTCGACGAGACGGATCAACTCGTCGACGCCTTCCGCGCGTGGGCGCTCGAACCTGTGCGCTATGTGCAGGACGTCCTGGCCGGCACGCCCGATCCGTGGCAATGCGATGTGCTCGACGCGATCATGGAACACGAAAACGTCGCCGTGCGCTCGTGCCACGGCGCAGGAAAGACCTCGCTGCTCGCGTGGGTGATCTTGTGGTTCACCACCACGCGCCCGTTCGCCGTCGTGCCCACGACGGCTCCCACGTTCAGCAAACAGGTCAAAGATGTGTTGTGGGCGCAAGGCGTCAGTAAGTGGTGGCGTGTGGCCGAGGCGCGCTCGCCGTGGCTCACGCAATTCTTCGAGTTGCAGACGACGCGGCTCCAAGCTCTGCCGCTCGCCGCGCGCTCGAATGCGCGCTCAGGTCCGCTCGACTGGTTCGCAGTCGGCATCGCGTCGTCGCAATCGCTGAACATCGAAGGCTATCACTCCGAACACTTGCTCTCGATCTTCGACGAAGCCAAAGGCATCCCGCGTCAGACGTGGGAATCCATGGCCGGCATGCGCACGACGCAAGAAGCCAAGCTCCTCGTCGCGTCAACGCCGGGCGGGCAGGTCGGAGAGTTCTACAAAGTCTTTACGCAATACCGCACCACGTGGAAATCGCTGTTCGTCATCCGCCCCGCCGTCCTGCGCGAAAAGTATTCGCACGCCCACCCGCCTGAGCGTCTCTACTTTTCCGAGCGTGTGCGTCCGGAATGGGTGCGTGATCGTGCGCAGGAGTGGGGCGAAGACTCGCCCGTGTTCGTCGCGCGTGTCGTGGGCGACTTCCCCTCCTTCGAGGGTGACGTGCTCGTGCCGTACACGTGGCTCGAACGCGCCGAAGATATCGAAGACGGATGCGACGGGCCGCGTGTGGTGGCCTGCGACGTCGCCCGCCACGGTCGCGACCGCACCGTCCTGATCGGTGCTGAAGGCGGCTCGATCTTGTGCGGCGAAACGATCGCGCGCACGCCGGAAGAATCCACCGCCCCGGAAGCGCGCACGTATGGCATCGGCGCGGACCCGAAACATCCTCTGTATCGCTCGGTCGTCGTGACGGCGGAAGCGTGCTCCCGCATGCGCAGAGAGATCGGCGCAGAGTACATCGTGATTGACGACACCGGGCTCGGGGGTGGCGTGACGGATATCTTGCGACACGCGGGCGAGAACGTGATCCCGATCAACTTTGGAGCCTCGCCCACCGATAAGCCGCGCACGCCGGAAGAACGTGAGACGCGCAAGCGCAAACATCTGATCGAGTCCCACTTTACAAATCTGAAATCACAAATGGGATGGGCGCTGCGCTCTGGCTTCGAACAAGGCTTGATCTCGCTGGCGCGCTTGCGCCACGCAACCGAAGTCGATGGCACCGCTGTGCCCACGGCGCGCACGACATTTCTCGAAGCGTTGATTGGGCAGGTGTCCATGGTCAAACAAGAATTCGATGCGATCGGTCGCATTCGGATCGTCGATCCCGATGACGTCGACGAATATGCGCAAGCGGCGGGCGCGATTGAAGGCCGCAAGTCGCCCGACCACTTTCACGCGTTGCTCCTGTGTTGGTGGATTGCGGGGCGCGAGCAGCCGATCATCACGCCGGTCTCGGGTGTGCCGCACACGCGCAAGGCGACCTTGGTGCCGCGTGCATTGCTTGTGGGCTCGCCGTCTCGAACCGGACAAGCCGGCGCGATGGTGTCCCCGCGCGCCGGCTCCATCGTGGGGGGACAAGCCGCACGGATGAACCGCTATCGTTGAAGGAGAACCATTATGCCGACGTTCAAGAAGAAGAACGTGAAGACGCCAAAGAAGGCCAAGGCTCCGATCCCGCCCATGCCCGAGAATCCGCCTGACAAGACGATCGATGACATTCCGCTTCCGAAGAATCCGCCCGACAAGACGGACGCGGACGTGCCGATGCCGCCCAATCCGCCCGAGCGTGCCCGTTGACACGCCGGCCGCGAATGCCGTAGTGTCCTGGCCGGGTGCTGTGCACGTGAGACGTCAGGAGGCCCGTATGTAACCCGGCAATAGGTGGCAGCGCGCTCCGCTGATCGGCACGAGCGACGGCGGGCAGAGGGTTTGCCAGTGGGCTCGTGCGGGCCGTGATGCCGGCTTTGCTGACCCCACGCTCGGCGCGCTTCCGTCAAAACTTGCAATGGTCCTGTGAGATCGGCGATGATGCACGGCCATAGGGAGGGCTCCATGGCGCGACAGCCGATTACTCTCGGGACGAACGGGCATGCGCACGTCGGGGATGAACTGGTCGACGTGGCCCGTCCTCGGGTGGCCCGTCCGACAGCCGGCTCGCGACCCGCCCCGCCCTATGACCCTGACGCCGACTTCAATGCGGCGTCCTTCCGCGTGCCCGTCGAGGAATACGTCAAGCGATTCAACGTCCGCGACACGATCACCACCGAAGCGGGCGTGAAGGTCCATCCGGGCCTGCGCGCGGTGATGCTCGAACCGATCCGTGAATCAGAACGCTGGCGACCGCGCGTCATCACGAGTGTGCGTGACTTGCGCGCGTTCTTCGAGTCCGATCGTGGGCAGCACAAGCGGTTCCTCGAAAGCGGCGACGACTTCGATACGGGCGAGACGTATGGCCGCAGTGCGACGCATCTGATCGACCACGAATTCGTGCCGACGCTTGCTGGCCCATTTTCCAAACAGCTTTACCTGACCGACTACTTGCAAATGCACGCGCGATGTCTCGTGGGATCGACACCGATCCCGCTGCTCGACGGCACGACAGTGACGATCGAACAACTTGCACATGAGCGGCGGCGAAACTTCTGGGTGTACTCCTGCGATGCCAAGGGCCGCGTCGTCCCTGGTCTCGCGAAGTGGGCGAAGCGTACCGGACGCGATCAAGAACTTGTCTCAGTGCTGTTGGACAACGGTGAAACAATCGAGTGCACCCCTGACCATCTCTTCATGCTGCGCGATGGCTCCTACCGTCAGGCGCAGAAACTTCTCCCCGACGACTCGCTCATGCCTCTCTATCGCAAGACCGTGAAGGGGTACGAGCACGTGTATCAGCCGTGCGTGTCGGTGTGGGAGCCGACACACAAGCGAGTGGCGATGGAGTACACGCCAGACGAACGCGCGGCGCGTGTGGAGAAGTGGCGCAAGTCGGGTGTGGTGGTCACTGGAAAAGGATTCAAGCGCGCTGTGAATCATCGCGTGGTCTCCGTCCGATCGATCGGTCGTGCCGACGTGTACGACCTGACTGTCGAGAAACATCACAACTTCGCGGTCGGTCAAGGCGTCTTCGTGCATAACTCATTTGAGTTGAAGAACCACAACGCGCTCGCCGCGTCGGCCAACAAGATCATGACGCGCTTCGTGCTCGGGCGCGGTTTGTCCTTTCACGTGAAGAACAACGTGGCGCACAAGATCTGGAACGAGTTCTGGGATCGTGAAACTATGCGGCGGAAGCTGCGCCACATGACGAGCGACTTGATGTGGCAGGGTGAGTTGCTCTTGCGATTCTACGAACCGCGCCCCGGCCACATCGGCTTGCGCAATCTCGACGCAAGCACGTGTTGGGAAGTGGTGACCGATCCTGAAGATATCGAGCGCGTCTACTACTATCACTTTCAGTGGCCGACGCCGTATCAGGTGTGGGTGAGCGGCAACATTCCCGTGTCGAAGTACATCATTCAGCAGGTGCCGCCCACGAACATCGTGCACGTGAAGATCAACGAATCGTCGCAGGAGAAGCGCGGGCGCAGCGATCTCCTCCCGTCGATGCCGTGGCTGAAACGCTTCAATGACTTCTACAATGGGCAGACCGTCAAGGCGCTACTCGAAGCGAACCTCGTGTGGAAGATCAAAGTGCGCGGTGACCAGACGGACGTCGACAAGTTTCTCACCGATCCGTCAATGACGGAGTTGCCCCCGCCTGGTGGTGTGTGGATCGAGAACGAGTCCGTCGAACTCTCGCCGTCGTCGGCGCAGTTGACGGCCAATCGTGGGAGCGGCGGCATCGGCCAGCAAATCGCCGCGATCGTCGCCACGTCGCTCAACCTGCCCGCCGAGTATTTCAATATCGAGACGGGCGGCGCACCGCGGGCGACGGCGCTCGTGCGCACGGACCCGGCCGTGAAAGCGGTCGAAGACCGGCAACAGATCATGCGAGAAACGCTCGAAGACATCTACGATCGCGTGATTGCGGCGGCGCTGCAAGCGGGCCGCATCCGCCCCTCGTCCGTGCGTGGTGACCCTGAACTCGTGCCGGATGAAGACGACGGGCCGCGCGCGGGCGCACCTTTGCGTGAACCGATGCGCATTCAACGGGAGCCGATCCAATGAGCACGCCACGCTATCGTGAAGGGATGCGACGGCACATCGTCGAAGCCGTTGACGTGTCGGCTCCGTGGTCCCCGACTCCGTTGCTGCATGTGCGCCGAGTGATCGCCGATGATTCCGAGATGCAAGTCGACATCGTGTTCCCGACCGTGTACGAAGAAGACCGCACGGTCAAGATCAAAGACCTCGCAGCGGCGCAAGGGCTCGACACGATCTCGCATCGTCGCATGGCCGAGCAGATTGCGAAGGAACTCGGGATCGAATCCTACGACTACGACGACGAACGCGCGCAGATTCAGCGCGAGCAGGCGACCGTCGCCAAGACGCCCCTCGGGCTCGCAGACTCCTTCACGGGTTCGCTCGTCGGCCCTGACGTACAGGCGGCGGTCGACAAGGCGGTGAATCCGCCTCCGCAACCGCGCGCGCCGACAGGAGGCGCGTCACCGCTCGAATGGAATGCGTCGCAGGGAAAGGGCGGCGCGTGGGACGCGACGCCGGGCGGAAAACCGCCCGAGCCCCAAGGGAAACCTTCCGCGCAAGGTGTGCCGTCATCGCCTGCGACGCCGCAGCGGCGCGAGCCGGTTTCCGCTCCGGTTCGCGCGGATCTTCGCTCGCGCGGCTAGCGTGGTGGTTCTCCGCGAGGCGGACCCGTCCCCGAAAGATCTTCAGGCGTCGCTGGTTCGCGCGGCACAGAAAACGCGCGAATGGGTGGAGCGTCGTATCGACACCGACGCCCTCGACCTCGCCCGTCTCTATCAAGATTCACGCGGCACGATGATCGAGCGGTTGCGCTCCGTGTATGACGAATTCCTCGGGCGCGACACCACGTTTCTGCGCGCCCGATCCACGATGGGAGCCCAAGCCCTCGACAATGCGATCACGCGCACGGTGTCGGAACTCGCCGAGACGGTGGGCACGACGGCGCTCGATAGTCTCGCGGAACTTCTGAGCGTGCAACGCCCGGTCGTCAACAAGCTGGTCGGCAATCTGCTTGACGCGCAGGTGCATGAGATCCCGCCCGCGAAAAATCTCGTGCTCAATGATTTGACCACCAGCACGGTCGGTGGCGGCACGTTCTTCGATCGCGTCTTCGCCATGAGCGATGATCTGAAGACGAACGTCACGAGCACGGTGCGCTCGTCGCTCTTGAACGGCGACGACTTCGATACCGCCCGCGAGAAGATCTACAAGGCATTCGGCGTCGATAAACTGAAAGCTCCGCGCGGCCCAGCTAGTAAAGCGATCAACATCTATCGCAATGAAGCGCGCCGGCAATTCGCAGGACTCATGAAGGATATCGCTCAGGAACAAGGTGCAATGCTGGTGTGGTGGGCCACGCTTGATGAACGGACCACGCCGGGATGTGCTGCACGACACGGGCGTGCACTCAATGAACTCGGTGAATCAATGCCGCGTCACTACAATTGTGTCGCGGGAGACACACCCGTTCAAGGTCGATTCAACGCTGCGATGCGCATGCTATACGCGGGGCAGATCCGGAAAATCCGTACTACTCACGGTCAGTCGCTCTCCGTTACCCCGAATCACGCGATACCGACTTTGGCCGGGTGGAAGCGCGCGGGTGAGTTGAAAGAAGGTGACTATCTGCTTTCGTATAGCGGCCGGGACGAAGATGGTTTGTCCGCGCTGCGCGCCGAGTGGTCGCCAGACAATGAACAATACAGACCAACCACGATCGAGCAGGTGTTTGAGACGTTCAAGCGTTCTGGTGAAGTCCCGACGACTCTGCGGAGGTTTGACGAGCAATTCGATGGCGACGCGCGATTTGGGGAAGGCGATATCGAGATTGTAACTGTCGACAGCGAATTGCGGCGTCGCCTCCGAACGGATCGTGCGTGCCAGTCTGAGCGTCTCGTGCTCGAACCTTCCCACGCTGCTCCGAAGATTTCGCATGCGACTTCGGGCAATCGCAGCCTTGTGCGTGGGACTCTTCTTGATGCCAGAGACCCCGGAGAGTCGGCCTGTCACGCACGGCGTGACGTTGCGACCGAGCTTCCATCGGAGTTTCGCAGCTTCGGATTGTGTTCGAATCTTGATACCGCGATCCGAGAAGTGTCGAGCCAGTACGGGCTGCGCAATGCCTTCTTTGCGCGACAACTCATGCAGCGAGTGCCCGAGCTTGTACTGCCGGACCAGATCATCGAAATTCTTGATGTGGATTTTCGGGGGCACGTGTATGACCTCCAGTCGAGTAATGGAACGATTGTAGCAAGTAACCTTCTGATATCAAACTGTCGCTGCATTCCGGCCGTCTTCCCCGGCGAAACGGACCTCGAAGAATACCGCGCCGAAGGCACCGCGTGGTTGCAGGCAAACGGCTACTCGCGTCGTGGTGCTGAGATGATGGAGTCGCTCCGCGAAGCCGCCCGCGAGGGTTGGGCGTGGGGCGATGAAACGATGATGCCCGCCGCCCTCTCGCGCGTGAAGCCGCGCCGTGCGCATTCGTATGCCACGCTCCCATGGGCGGATCTGCCTGCGTTGCTCGTGGGCACGCTCACGCCTGAGTGGCACGGCATTCTCGCTCGGGCGCGCGCCCTCGCGCAGCCGGATCACGTGCTGATCGCCTCGGACGGCACGACCCTAAGCGTCGCGTGCGCGAAGGGCTGGTACACGCTGGCCCTCGACGCGCCCGGTGTGTGGATACCTGTGCCCGGTGGCGTGGCCCTCGACGCACCAGACGGCCCGTCGTGGAACCAACCGCGCAAGCGACTCTCCCAATACCTGATCGGACGTTGGCCCGGTCTGCGCACCGTCACGTTTCCGTCGTGCGCCCTCGGCGAACAATACGCCGGCACGTTCATCACGAAGGACGACGCGGCGACGATTGCGCGCGGACAGGAGTATCTGGCCGCGTGGCCGGTCGCGCCGGCGCTCGACGATCTCGTTTCACACATGTTGAATCGAGGCACCGCGATTGGATCGCTCGTGTTCGCCGTCGCGCGTGTCCCGATCACCGATGCGGTGGGCGATGAATCCGTGGTGGATGAGCACGACGTCGACATGCTCGTGGACTTCGCCACGGGCCAAGTGCTCTATGCGCGCGAACGCTTTGGCCCGCAAGTCGGACTCTCCCCGTATACGCGCGTCGCCGTCGCGTGTCTCGAACCCTCGGGGCGCGTGTGGGCGGTTCGTCCGCGTGGCCTCACGTTCTGGACACTGCCCGGTGGACACGTCGATAAGGCCGAGAGTTATGCGCAGGCCGCACAGCGAGAGATGCGCGAAGAAGCCGGGCTCGACGTCACGATCCTGCGCACGCTTGGGACACTCTATCGCCCGTGGTCGAACACCGTGGTCATGCTCGCGCAGCGTCGCGGAGCCGCGCAGGCGATCCTGACGCCCGAAGAAATCGACGCCGCAAGCCTCGTCACGCTCGACGAACTCGCTGAAGACGAACGCTACTTTCTCACGCGCGTGCTCGTGCAGCCGTCCCATCTCGCGACGGCGCGCATCCTCGAAGAATGGGACGAAGAGAAGCACCCGCGTGACGATATCGGCCGATTCTCGTCAACAGGCGGTGGCGGGGCTGTGTCCCCGGAGCGTGACACGCCCCGCGACGAATGGGGCAAGCAAAACACGGAGAAGATGTTCCGCGACTTCGAAAAGGTCAAGCCAGACCTCGATCGTTTGAAAGACGCGATCGTGGAAGAGGGCGGTGAAGTCGACGTCTCCGATGCTCCTGAAGCGTGGGACGCGTTGTCGAGTAAACAACAAGCTAAAGCCGAAGATACGTGGGTCGAGAACAACCAAAGTGAGTTCTACGATTCTGAGTATGAGTCGTGGTCAGAGAACCTCGACGAGCCGGTGCACGAAGAATTGCGTGATGACGATGCGTGGTGGAAGGACCGGGCCGCAGAATTCATCGATGACAGCGGATTGGACCTGGACCACGCATCGCTTTACAACGCCATCAATCGCCCTCAGGACACCGACGACGATGTTGACGTGGACTCCAATGAATTGAAATGGGGATCGCCGGCTGACGCCGAGCAGTTGGATCTTCCGCTCGACAACTTGCGCCGCACGTCGGAAGAACGGTGGGCCGAAGTCAAGGACTCCTTCACGTCGTTCATGAAAGACAAGATGGACGGGAAACGAGAGGCGATCCGTGAGCGGATGATCGACAATCCTCCCGAGTGGTTGAACGAGCAGGCCGCCGAAGCCGCGTCAGAGTTTTGGAGCCAGATGGAGGATGACAAGAAGTTCGAGTACGCGAAAGAAAATCTAAGCGAACTGGAACAGAGTGAAAAAGCCGTTGTCATTCACGAGCCGGAAGAATGGAAGCCGTTCCAAGATGGCGACGACTACACCGCAACGCACGCCCTCGCTGCGCGCATGACCGAGAAGCGTTACGGACAAATCCTCAAAGACCGTGGCTTGGCTGACGACCGCGATTACGAAACGCTGGCCGGTCGGTTGTGGGACGGATGGAAAGAATCCCCGGCATCAAATGGCGGCGTGTTGTTGCGCACGGCAGTGGCGAAAGAATTCGATACGCGCACCCGTGATGTGCGTCCCGAAGCCGCTGGCAGGCCGCCTGTGACGGTGCACGAATACGATCTCGCCCATGTGCAGGCGTATGCGCGCGCGCAATGGGAAGTCTCGCAGTATGTGCTCTCGAAGGCCAAGGCCGAGCAGGTCGTGGTCTATCGGGGCGACATGCGCGTCCTCGATTCAAAGCCGAAGACGGGTGAGCCGTTGCCGAATCTGAAACTTGAACGGGACTCCCTACAATCCGCTACATCGAAGATCAGCGTCGCAAACGAGTGGGGCGGCATTGGCGTGCACCCGAAAGGCGCGCAGCGTGTTGTGTTGCGCGTGCAAGCGCCGCGCACGGCTGTGTTCTCGCTCCCGGTCTTCGGGCAGAACGTCCACGACGAACAAGAAGTCGTGTTGATGGGCTCGGGTTGGACAAAGTGGGACGCCTTTGCGCATAACGCGCCGACGTTTGAGAAACAGCGCATCGCTGCCTCGGAAGCCGAAGACGATCGTGAGGACGATGACATGGACGATGACATGGACGATGACGACGCGAACCTGATCGACTTGAACGCAGGGCCGCATTGGTTGTACGGCAAGGGTGCGCCGTATGAAGCCAAGCCAACGCCGAAGCCAACGCCGGCCAAGAAGAAGACGCCCACGCGCTCGCCCGTGCGCGCGACGCTCGCCCCCAAGGTGCGTGATGTTGACGCGCGCTGAACTCGTGCCCGCCCGCACGCTTGTGCGCGCAGCCTCCGCGCCGATCGCCGCGCCGACAATCGTCCGCGCCGTGCTCGTCTCGCTGCGTGAAGAATGGGATGAAGAGAAGCACCCGCGCGGTGAAGGCGGCAAGTTCGCTGTGACGGGTGGCGGTGGTGGCGACAAAGAGAAAGGCGAGAAGGGTGACAAGAAAGCGAAGGCGAAGAAGCCGAAGGCCGCGCCTGCGCCGGCTGACGTGGGTGATGTGTCGTCGAAAGAAACAATTCTGAAATCCGCCATGGTTGATAGCATGAACGACCTTGGTGGTGGGATCTCAGAAACGAAAGTTGTGTTCCTGAAAAACGAAGACGGCACGACGTCGAAAGCCGTGTGGAAGCCGGAAAGCGGCGCGCCTGATGATGTGCGTGAGGGGATCTCAGGTCAGGCGGCGGAACGTGAAGCGGGCGCGTGGGAAGTGGCGAAGCTCGTCGGCATGACCGATCTGGTGACGCCCGCGGTCGTGCGTGAGATCGATGGCGAGCACGGCGTGCTCCTCGACTGGCAAGACGGCGCGGTGGCAAAGAACGTTGGCAGTTATAAAGATAGGTTCGACGGCAACGAGGACGCGGCCCGCGCGGCGGTGTTTGACTACGTGATCGGGAACACCGACCGTCATTCGGGGAATTGGATCGTGAAAGGGGATGGTAAGCTCGCCCTGATCGATCACGGGCTCGCGTTCGGAGAAGAAGGGCTTGTGCAGGGCAACTATCGGATCATCGAACACATGCAAAACCTGGCCGACGGTGGTTCTTATAAGACGCCGTTCAAGCAACTTGCGAAGACGTATGTCGAGAACTCAGACAAGATCACGGCTGCGCTGACGAAGTTGAAGTTGCCAGCCGATGCGATCGAGGGCGTGCAGACGCGCATTCATGACATGTCCATGGTGGCGAGTTGGGATGATGTGCAATGGGACGGCCGAATACCCGCTCCTTCACCGACACCGACACCGACACCGACACCGACACCGACACCGACACAACGCGCAGATGCGCCGTGGAAAATCACCGTGCCGCCGAAGACAAAGACGCCTTCGCCGGCACCTGTTTCAGGGCAAGGGTTGGCTTCACAATTCGGTCCAGGAGCCGGCTAATGGTCACCGTTCAACTCCTGAGCACGCGGCCAGACGGCGGGCAAGACGTCCTGCTCACGCTCGATAACGGTGGGGTCGACGGATCGATCCGCACGCACGGCAATCCGACGCTCGCGGCCGACGTGCTCACCGATCGCCCGCTCGTGAAGGGCAAGCGTGTCACGACGGACACGCCCGAGGCGTGGTTGCGTGCGTTGCCGTATCAATACTTTGGTTCATATCTTCGCGCGGTGGTCGTGCTGCCGAAGCCGGTGCGCGCCGTGCTCGTCGAGTCAGAGTGGGATGAAGAGAAGCACCCGCGTGCTGACGACGGTAAGTTCTCGTCGGGAGGCGGCGGGGGCGGTGGCGCATCTGACAGCGGTGCCTCGGCGGGCGCGAAGGATCGTGGCGGGGGTACGAGCACGGCGACGTTGACGAAGATCGATCGCAGCGGTCTGCGCCCCGCTGAATTCGACGCCCTGCTCGCGCGCGTGGCGGAACCTGACAGCGGATTCACGTACAACCCTTTCTCGCATCACGCCGTCAACATCGGTGACGAGGGTTACGCCGTCGCGATGTATCCCGGTCGAGAGCAGGTGATCCCGGTGTCGAAACTGAAAGCGGAAGACCTGCTCGACTACGCGCTCCGCAACGGCGATCTCCTGCGCGAAGATCAACGCGCGTATCTCGGCGTGTGGCACGATCCGGTCACGAACAACGCATTCCTTGACATCTCAGGCGTCATGAAGGATCGGAACGAAGCCTTCGGCATGGGCCGTGAGCATCATCAACTCGCCGTCTTCAACTTCAAGACGGGCCAGTCCGAAAACGTGCCGGCGCAAAAAGCGTGGTTCAAGAATGTCCCCAAAGACAAAGGAGCCAACGATGCCAAACGCGAAGCCGTCCATGACGATGCTCAACCCGCGCGACTTGACCCTCGACGCGATCGTGCACGCCTTCAAGCTCGCAACGGGGGGCCGGGAACCGACCCCGGAAGATCTCGAATCGACACGTCGCAAACTGGAACAGGCCAAGCGCGACGGACGCCTCTAGTCCGGGCCGAGCTTGTTCCACTCCGCGAAGAGTGGAGCGAAGACCTCCACCCACGTGATGACATCGGGCGATTCACGTCCGGTGGTGGCGGTGATGGTGGTGGCGAAGGCTACGTGAGTGACCGCAACGGGAGTGGGCCGGCGCGATCGATCCGACCTCGTGTCTCGCGCGCGTCGACGCCGGCCCTGCCGAAAGATGCGACGTTCACCGACGAACAGGTACGCGTCGAGCTTGAGAAGAAGTTCTCCGCTCGTTCGGTGCGAATCGCGACCACGAAGAAGAACTTCACAGGCGAGCCGAAGCGCCACGGCGTCACGCTCACGAAAAACGAAACGCAGGCTGTCTCCGAACGACTCGCGATCGAGTATCTTCGCTCGCAAGGATTCAAAGACGCCCGCCCGATCAAGCCGAGCGGCCGCAACAACTATCCGGTCGATATCGTCTATGACTCGCGCGTGGTCGAAGTGAAGGGCGGCGATATTGCGGCGTCGAAGAAGGCGCAGCAATGGCGACTCACGCAAGGTGAGCCGAACCGCCGCGAGAAAGAAGCCTTCAAGCACGTCGCAGCGGAAGACCGCCGCCGCTACGGCGGCTTGAAGCAAGACCGGATCTTCGCGCGCAAGCAACTCGCGCAGCAACAAATCGAGCGGGTGTTGGGCCGGAAGGTGACGTTCGAGACGATCACGATGGTGGTTGACGCGAAAAGCCTGTCGTCAGGCGTCGCGGATATCTACAAGTTCGAGGGCCTGCACAAGCGCATTGGTTGGAACAGTCCCGAGGCGCAGACCGGGTACAAGAAATCGCTGGTCTACAAAGGATTCTGACAATGGAATGGACGGAGATGCCGCTAGAGGTTCAGATGCACTATGCCGAAATGAAAGGGAAAATCCCGCCCGAAGCCATCATGGAATTCGAACGGGAACTCGACGAAGAAACGGAGTCCTACGTTCGCGATGTGGTCGAGGCGCTGCGTCAATCCCCGCCCTATGAAGGCGACCGCCCCGTTGTTCAATGAATAGACAATGCGCGGGCAATGCCCGAGAAAAACTTGACCCTCCCCCGCAATTCTCGCCATACTCGGCAACGACATACAACGAAATGACTTCGCAACACCCCGAGACGTGCCCTCGTAAACGGGGGCCACAGGAGGAGACGAGATGAAGCGTGTACTAGGAGTGATGCTCGCTGCGGTGCTGACCCTGGCCGTCTTCGCGCCCGCCGAGGCGCAGTTCGACCCCATCGCCGGCCTGTTCTACTTCTACAACGTGCCCTCCGGGGCCGCGTTGCGGCCGGAGTGCGTCGGCAAGTACGGCGCATCGCAGCCGTGGGGCTTTGCGGGCTCGACGTGGTACGAGGGCCAGCCGCTGAACGTGACCTCCGACTGCTCGGCCGTGTACATCTACAACGATCCGAACAGCGGCGTGACGATGCACACGCGGTTCACCGGTAAGTTTTTCTATCAGCAAAAGGTCGTCGAAAACGAGCCGCGCTGGTGGTTGCCTATCTACTTCGAGACCATGGCCGCGTGCGAGAACGATCGCGCGACCAACTACATGAACAAGCCCCCGGCCTATTGGGGATACGCGACCACGCCGTGCAAGGCCACGCCGACCTGGAAGGCCGTGCGCGTGCCCGCTCCTGATCCGGCTGAGGCGTGTCTGCACGTGAACATCCTCGGCTCGGTGGCCCGCGCGTCGTGGCCGAACGACGCCAAGGCGCAATGGGATGGTGCCTACGGCAGCGCGGTCAGCCTGGCCTGCACGACAGCGTGCCGGCAGAATCGCTCTCAGTTCTGCCCGAATACTGGCGGCGGCGGATTCAATTGGGGCGGGATGTTCGGGCGATAGAACGATGAACGACCTCCGCGCCGTGACTCCGCTTCGTGAAGTGCCGACCGTGCCGGTGCATTGCGGGCGACCAATGCGCAAGTTCTCCGGTGTTAGTCTCGGCCGGGTCGTCTTCGTCTACATCTGTGCGGCGGAATGCGGGCATCAGGAAAAGGTGGAGGCCGACCGTGGATAGCACGATCGACGTCCCGCCTGTCCTCGCGCAGTCGCCCCCTCGATGCCCGCTCTGCCGTTCTCTCCTTCACGTCGGTCTTCAGAATCACGCTGGCGATTCGCTGCTCACGTGCACCACGGATGGCTACGAAGCCGTGCACCGGGTCGCCACGGATGAATTCGATCCGCGCCCCGGCCGCGAACTCAAGCGGTGGTGCCCGCCGCTGCGGGGAGACGACGCAGCATGAGCACGATCATGGAGGCCGAGCCTCGCTACAAGATCCAAGAACTGGTCTCGGAGATCATCGGCCGACGTGACGAAGCCGTGCGGTTGATGCAACCGGAACTCAACAAGCTGGTCGTCGGTCTGATCGATCAGTTCTCGGCCATGAAGAAACACAACCCCGACCTGGAGCTATCGAGCGTCAAGTTCGAACGCATCCGGTGGTCACCGGACGGCAAGATCATCGTTGACGTCTTCCACAATCGCCGGCGCTTCACGCCGGCCGACGCAGGCTGGTAGAGGCCATGGCGCAATATCCGCCGTCGTCACGTTCCTTCGCCCCCGATGAACTCTTGCAGGCCGAGCGTGAATTCGTTCTGCAAGCCTTCGAGCGGTTGAAGCAACGCGGCAACGCGGAATTGCGTGTCGCCACACGCCGCAATCGAGAGACCGGATGGGAAGAGATCGTGTACGTCGGCGTCCACGAGAAAGAAGATCTCGAACCGTTGCGCGAACTGTACAAGCGCGTGCGTCTCAAAGACGTGCGTAACGACAACGGCGTGCTCGTGCTGAACGAGCCACGCCCACGGGCCACGGAACGATGACCAATCGAGAATCGCAGCCGACATCGGCCGTCGCTCCGATGGTGCGCGCGTCGCTCGCCAAGCCGTCTGCGGTCGAGACGCCCAACGTGCCGCTCGCATCGTTCGCCGATGACCTGGACGACAAGATCGCGTTGACACGGATGCGTGACGCGCAGAAGCAACGTGAAGACGACATGATGACTGCGCCGCGCATGGTCACGAAAGAAGAAGCGAGCTACCGCTACGCCAACGTGCGCGAGCAATCGTGCGGGGCGTGTGCGCACTTCAGCGCGCCGGGTTCGTGCACGCGCGTGATCGGCCTGATTCGCCCGGTCGACACGTGCGACGAATGGGAGCGCGGGACGGCTCCCATGGCGGCGAGCGAGACTGAGATGCCGGGCACGGGCGCGTTCCTGATGCCGAGCATAGCAGCGTCAGAGACGGTGCGGACGGCCGTGCAATCCGAGGCAATTGCGCGCCAGCGCGAAGGGGCATGACGTGAGTGTGCGGAAATTCCTGGGCGACCTGGAAGAATTCACTGCACCGTCATGGTCGTGGCCGTTGTGGCGTCTGGCCCTGTCGGTGGTGCTGGTGTTGGGCGTGGTGGGAGCCCGGCTCGTGCTTGGGGCTGATGCTGATAGCCGGCCGCTGACCACCACGGCCGTGACCTCGACCTCGACATGGACTCCGGATGACGTCAAAGAGATCCTGATCCCGCTCGGGACGTTCCTTGTCGGCATCATCGGCGCGATCTTCGCCGGGTTTGCGCTTCTGAGGGCTGGCAGCGCCGCGCGCCAAGCCACGGCTGCGGCGGTTACCAGTGCCACCACGGCGACGAAAATTGAAGCACAAGCCACGATCATCGGGGAGCTGGAGAAGAACACGAATTCGATGAAGGACGCGTTGGTCGCGGTGACCGGGAAAGAGGCGCACCTGCGCGGTCTCGAAGAAGGCCGTGCGGAAGGCACTCCGTTGGGCACGACGGGTCCGGTTCTGTTGCCCTCCAAGATGGACCACGCGGACGCGATGATCGCCCTGGCAATGCAACAGGCCAAGCAAGTGCTCGCGATCGCCGAGAAGAAAGCTCAAGAAGTGCTTGACGAAGCCGCCAAGATCGCGGCCCTGAAGATCGAGACACAGAAGGGGGCGCAATGACCCCGACACCGTTCACGTCCTTCGTCACGATTCGAGAAGCGGGCACCGCTCCGGATGGAGCCGCGCGCGTCGTCATCATCACCGAAGGGCTCGGCAACCTCCGCGATCGGAACTACTACACGCGCGAAGCCGTCGAGTCATGCGTGCCGCTGTTCAACGGCAAGCAATTCTTCATCGATCATCCGACCGCGACCGAAGAAGGCGACCGCCCGGAACGTTCCGTGCGTGACCTGGCCGGCTACTTCTATGACACCGCACGCGGCACCGTGAAAGATCCGGTGACGGGTGACACGCTTGTGGCGTGCCTCGGCTCGCTGCGCTTCGATGAATCCGACGCGGGCCAGATCGCGCGCGCGAAAGTTGCGACGGCGTTGGAGTACCAGCGCCGGTTCCCAAACTCGAAGAGTGTGTACGCGGGCATCTCGATCAACGGCGGGGGCGTGTCCGAGCCCGGCATGATTCAGGGCATGCAAGTGAACCTCGTCAAAGAAATTCAAGAAGCCGTCAGTGCGGATATCGTCACGCGCCCGGCGCGTGGCGGACGCTTCGTCAATCTGATGCAAGAGGCAGAGAGAATGGCTGAGTGGCGGACTCAGCACGCTCGACACCGGGCGTCGAATACGGTTCGGACAGAACCGAGCGGAGGGAAAGGTATGGCAGAGGCAAAGGGTTCGGCCGCAGCGGTTGTGCGGACCCCGATTCGCGACACGACACCGAAGCGTGAAGCCGTCGTGCCGCCAATGGAGGCTCCCGCCACCATCAAGGATGCCGTCGCGAAGATTCAGAAGATGCTGACCAAGTTGCCGCCCGATCCTGACGGCGTGCTCGCGCTGATTTCGGATCTGAAGTCGGATACGGAATTGCTCGCGGGCATGCTCTCTCAGACGGGCGGTGCGCCCGCCATCGCGACGGGCGAAGCGATCGGCCCCGATGCCATGCCCCTCGACCCTCCTGCGTTGCCGGCCGAGGAGCCGGTGGCCCCCGAGGATGCGATGGCGCTGGGTGGGTCCACACATTCGATCGACGACGAAGAAGCTGCCGTCATGACCGGCGATGCCACGCCCGTTGCGGACGCAACGGCGGGTGTCGTTGGCGGGGAAGACTCCGAGGAAACGGAGGAGTCGAAGGAAACGGATGCGGATGCGGGGATGGGGAAGGAAACCGCTATCACGGCCGAGACCGAAACAGAGATGGCGGAAGCGGAGACCGCGATGCGGTACGCGTGTGCGCATTGCGGCGAGTCCAACGACGTGCTGCCGCCGAAGGGGCACAAGCTCGTGAACACGAGCGAGTCGGATCGTGCACAAGAAGATGCGGCGCGCGTGCTGGCACAGACCGTCGCTAGGTTGCAGCGCGAGATCGCGCGGAAGGAGGGTCGATTCGTGGAAGCCAACAAGGACAAGGGCAATCTTCTGAACGAGAACATCCGGCTGAAGGCGGAACTCAGCGGGTTCAAGCGGCGCGACTCCGCGACGAAGATGCTGAGGGAGGCCGAGATCCCGTCCGACGTGCTGTCGGTCGAAGATCTGTTGCAACTCGAACCGGCGTCGTGGCCCGTGCAGATCAAGCAGGCCAAGCGCACGATCACGCGCGAAGCCGCCGTGCTGAATGCGGGCGGGGCTGGGCCGCGTGGTGACGGTGCGCCGCAGGGTGTCGACGCGAGCGTGAACCTCGCGGTCGCCGCGTTCAAGGAATCGTACCGCTAGACCATCTCGTGATCGCCTCGGTGATCGCGGAAAGGATGTGACAGGATGCCGCGAGATCTGTACACCTACCTCAAGGACGTTCGCCCGCGCGGCGACGGGACAGCGATCCCGTACAAGCCGCTCGCTGCGCTGGTGGACCTGTGCATGGGAGAACTCGTCGGGTGGGATGCCGACGACAAGGCGCTCGTTCGGTTCACGCGTGACGGTGCGACGAACGTCAAGTTCGTCGGCATCTCGCGCGATTCGCAGGTGGGCATGGCCCGCCTGGGCAACTACCCGGCCCTCGCGCTGAAGGAGATCAGCGTCTTTTCAACGGGTGTTCACTCGCTGCTCGGCACCGCTGCCGAGACGTATGTGCACGGCACCATCGTGTACATGAGTGGCACCGACACGCAGAAGATCACAACCGTCGTGGGCGTCGGTGGCGTCGCGATCGGCACTGTCCACCTGCCCGACGGGTCAACGTTGACCGGCGCGGTGCTCGTGCCCGTGCTGATCGACGAATACACGCTCACGCAGATCTGAGGGGGTGGTGAGACCAATGCCACAGGAAATCACGATCGAACAGGCGGTGGCCGTGATCGAGTCGCACACGGCGAAGCTGCGACAGACATTCGGACTCGCCACGCCCGTCGTACCGGGCGATCCGGCGAGTGCGCGCGGATTCACCTACATCTCGGAGTCGGAGCGCGACTGGTACGGCCGCGAAGTCTGCGACCTCGCGATCGAGGCGTGCGGCGTATGGTCGCGGCCGAACTTCTCCGCGAAGCGATGGTTCGAGAGCGCACGCAAGAGCGTGCGGCTTCTGAGGATGCGGGAGTCGCAACCCGAGTCCGCATTCGCATTCCTGCTCCGCAAGGGTGTACAGACGCTCGCGAACGACTGGTACAACACCGTCGAGCGCGAGTGGAAGGACTATTGCCTCGTCGGCAATAGCTCGAACATGGCCGAGTGGTACGCGCCGTTGTACGGCTCCACCGTCGCCGCGCGTGTCGCCCGTGGGGATCGCTTCCCCGAGGGCAAGGTCGTGGGCGAGGATTCGGTGGTGGTGAACTACAAGTTCGGAATGATCGAGTCGTTCGAACGTGAACTGTTCGACGACGATCAGACGGGACAGATCCGCAATCGCACGTCGGCGCTCGGGTCCAGCATGGGCATCACGGAGAACGCATACGCCGCGATCCGGTTCATCGGCGCAGCGGGCGTGTATGCCAACCTCTCGGTGCCCGCCTCGGGCTACACCACCACCAACCCACTCGGTGCGACGATCACGGGTCCGTTCAGCACGACGCTGTTCGGTGCCGTGGGCAATCGTCCCGCTGCATATGTGGCGCTCGGTCTGAACGCGCTGAAGGCCGCATGGTCGGCGCTGCTGAACGCGAAAGATCCACTCGGCAACAAGATCATCGTCCGACCGGATACGCTGCTCGTGTCCGCGATGGACGCGCTGCACGCTCCGCTCCTCGTCGCGCCCCCGGCTGGGGTGCCGTACTACCCCGCGCCGATCGGCGCAAGCACACAGACCGCTGCGACCGCCGCCTCGGGCTTCCCCGGTGGCGCGTTCGGAGCGAATCCGTTCCTCGGTCTCGGCATCAAGCCCGTCGTCGCCCGGTTCCTTCCGGATTGGGCCTGGGCGCTCGGTGAGCGTGGCAAGGGCTTTCTGTTTCAGGAGCGCGATCCTCTGGAAGTGATTCAGGAGGCTGCGGGCTCCGGGTCGTCCTTCGAAGTGGATGCGTACCGCTTCCGATCGCGTCGGCGCTTCGAGGCCGAGTGGATCGCGGGCGGCTCGCGGTTCTGGTATCTCGGCAACGACGGCACCACGGCGGGCGCGTTCTAGGCTCGCCGAGCATGACAGGGCGCGCGGCATACCAGACCATCGGGTGCCGCGCGCAGTCCTGAAGAAAGGAGGGCCGACGTGTTCACGGGCCAGATCGGGCAGTTGCCGACACGATACGAGGACGACACCCCTGTATCGGATAGCCCTGTGCATGCGCGGCTGCTCTCCAAAATTCGAAAAGAACGTGCGATGCGTGAGGTATTGGGGTCGCCCTATTTTCGATTTATCACGGTGCTTCCCGTGGTCGGAGGGGGCGCGCTCGGGCCGGTCTTCGGGCCGGATGGCCGGGTGCTCGTGTGGTCGATCTGGGCTCCACACCGCCGCGCGCTGCTCGATATCTTCCCGTCGCGTGCGCCGTCGCAAGACGAACTCGACGCGCGCGCGGAGTTTGCGCAGACGCATCGCTTGAAGTACGGCGTCGTGCAACCGGGATGGCAGTTGACGATCGACAACTTGAAGGAGTGGGTGACCACATGACCGATTATTTCAAGTCGACGTCGGATGCCACGACCCTTGCGGCGGGCGTCGCGAAAGTCGTCGCGACGTGGGATCTGTCGCACTTCCGCACGAAGTCGTTTGGCGTGAAGAACACGGGCGCGAATGCGCTGACGGCGGCGTTGATCGAGGCCACGCATGTGAGCCCTTCCGCTGTCGACGCCGATTGGGAGACCGTCGACAATGCGGCCTTCGCCACGCTCGCGTCGGGAGCCTTCAAGTCGTTCAACGTGGCTGACGATGCGCGCCCCTACTGGCGGCTGAAGCTCACGTCGGCGGCGGGCTCGACGGTCAAGGCACACGTGAACGCGCACTGAACCATGTGGCCTGACTTCCCGACCGCGCTCACTGAACTCAGGCAATTCCTGAATGACGGGCCAACAGATCGCCCGGTGAAGTCGAAGCAGATCATCGGCCCCGCGAACGGCGTGAATACGATTTTCTTCACGTGGGAGGATCGGTTGATCCCTGGTAGCGTGTCGGTCATCGTCAACGATACGCTGATCGTCGAAGGGGTTGGGCTCACAGTCGAGCCCGCGCTTGGTCGTTTGACATTCGCGACGCCCCCGCCTCCGTCCGCGAGTCTGCACGCGTCGTATTACTTTCGCTACTTCGACGACTCGGAACTAACAAGCGCGCTGACCGCTGGGCTTGGACAACTCAGTAGCGCCATGCTGGTGACGAGCGTGCCGAACGGGCTGCATCAATCCGCCCTGAGTTACGGCGGTTACTTCGCGTACTACAAACAGGCGATGCGGTGGGTGCAGCGCATGAGCGATCGATTCATCTTGCAGGATGCGCCGCTCGACTCCGAAATGTTGGGCCGCTCGAACTTGTTTCGTCAGATGGCGAATGACCTGTACAAGAACGCACGCGAGATGCGCGACGACTACTATGCGGGACAAGGGCGGGACAAGGTTCCAGCGTGGGCGGTTTTCAAGCCGCACATTCCGCCGATCGGACCTCGCCGATGATTCGCATGACCGTCTCGGACAGCGGCGTGCGCGCACGGCTGCAACTGATCTCCGATGCGTTGCGCGATTTGCGGCCGTTGGGTGACGTCTTTCATCAGATCTTCATCGAATTCATTCAACGGCATTTCGATTCGGAAGGCGGCTACGCGGGCACGCCGTGGGCTCCGCTGTCGCCCCGCTATGCCGCGTGGAAGTCGGCGCACTATCCGGGCCAGCCGATCCTGCGAATGCGCGGCACGTTGTATGGATCGCTCACGTCACGCGGCGCAGGGAGTGTGGTGAAGATCTCGGCGCGCGCGATGGAGTTTGGGACGACGGTGCCGTATGCGCGCGCGCATCAAGTGGGGGACCCGGCTCGCAATCTTCCGGCTCGCGTAGTCGTCCCGCCGTTCACACAAGCGGAAGGCACGATGCTCGCGGATGCGACGCTGGCGTACTTGCTGAGTCGTGGACGGGTGCTGCGATGATCCTTGAAATGATCGAGGGCGCGATTCAGACGATCGCAAGCGTGATCGAGACGGAGATCAACGGTGAACTCGAACGGATTTATGAGCACTACCAGCAACTCGATCCGGTCTACACGCTGATCGATCTGCCGCGCGTGAATCCGGGCAACGTCTTCATCTCGGAATACATCGAACCGATTCAATGCCCGGCGATCTTTCTGACGGCACCTGAGTCCGAAATCAATCTGCAAGTGCGCGAGCCGTTCGTGCAGGTGCACCGGATGTTGTGCACCGCATTGGTCGAAGGGATCGACGCGCAGGTGCTCACGCGGAAAGCGTGGCGCTATGCGCTAGGGCTGTACAACGTTCTCACCGAGGGCGGGCCACAAGCGGCTCGCAATATGCGGCGACTGCGCACGCGATCGGGTGGGCAAGTGATTGTCCAAGTCCAAGCGTTCGACTACTCGCCGGTCTATACACGCACGAGCGCGACCGGGGCGCGGCAATTTCGCAAGGACGCGACGCTCCGACTGCTCGTCAAACACGACGAATGATGTGCGCGCGAGGAGCGACCGGCAGCACATACAACTTTCGTAGGGAGGATGAACCATGGCGGTGACGGGATCGATCAGTCTGAATGTGACAGTGAAGGAGACGAACACCGCGAACGCGCTCGCAGCGGGACAGGCTGAGCACAAGGGCTCGGCCTCGTGGACGATCGCGAGCGGCACCGGGTCGGGACAGGCCGATAAGGTGTACTCGGCGCAGCGCACGCTCGCGCCCTCCGCGACCGAAGATCTCGACCTGAACGCAGTGCTGGCGGGCGTGTTCGGTGACGTGCTGGCAATGGTGAAGATCAAGGCGGTTTACGTTCAAGCCGTCCCCGGCAACACGAACGACGTGCAGGTGACACGTCCTGCGGCGAACGGTCTTGCGCTGTTCATGGCAGCGGGTGATGGCATTGCCCTCGGGCCGGGGCAGACGTTCCTGTGGGTCGCACCGACCGGCAATGGAAAGGCGGTCGCCGCAGGCACAGGCGATCTCCTCACGGTCACGAACAGCGCGGCCGGCACGAGCGTGACGTACAAGATCATCGTCATCGGGACAAGCGCGTAGTCCGAGCGCGCGGGGAGGGAGCGAATCATGGCCGAACTGGTTTTTGCAAAGGGAGTCCAACTGAAGCGCGGTGACGGTGGAGCGCCGGAAGTCTTCACCCTGATCCCGCGCGTGCTGTCGATCGACGGTCCTGGTGGGCAGTCGGACATCAAGGACGTCACGTCGCACAGCACGCCCGGCCGCTTCAAGCAGAAGGCCGCAGGTCTCGCCGACGCGGGCTCGCTGCGGTTCTCGATCTTCTACGATCCAGCCGACCCCACGCATGCGGCGATGCGGTCGGACTGGAAGCTCGGCACGTTCAAGAACTGGCAGATGATCCTGCCCGACGTCGGGCTCACGCAGTACGACATCATCGGCCAGTTGTCGAACTTCGGCGAGCACTGGCCCGTGGACGACTACGCCAAGGTCGACCTGGAGATCGTGTTCTCCGAGCCGCCCGCTGGCGACTTCTAGCCCTGAGCGGGGCATGGCCCCGCACGCATTCCGTGGGCGGGCGGAATGCGCACATCGATCGCGTTGGCTCGGCCCGCCCGCCGAGCCGCACACTTACAACGGGGAGAGCGACACATGCCGACGCCGACGATCATCGAACTGGACCGCACCCGCAAGATCCTGTTTTCAGCACAGGATCTCGGCAACGCACAGAACATTCTCACGCGTCTTCAGGCGAACATGGGCGTGCACGAGCGCGTCACGTCGCAGAAGTTGTTCGAGTCGCTGTGGGAGTCGGATCATCTCACGATGATGGTGCTCCTTCAGATCGGCTTGCAGCGCGGCGACGATGCCAACATTCGCGCGGAGAAAGTCGAGGAGTGGTACAACGACTACTTCTTGGTGCGCGACGGGAAGACGCCGGGCGACTTGATGCAGTTGCTCGTTGAGGGATTGCAGGAGGCCAAGATCCTCCGCAAGCGGGAGGGTGCGCGCCCCCCGGCTTCACAGACGTTGAACAATGGCTGAAGACATCGGAACCACTCGCGTATGAACTGAGTGAGACGATGACTCACGCGATCTTCGAACAGTTCTCACCGGCAACGTTTGAACTGTTCCTCGACGGCGCGAAGAAGCGGCATCATCGCTTCGTTGATGCGGTCGCGTGGGCGACGAGGGAGATTATCGCGACGGCGGGCAAGGTCATCAAGGATGGCAAGTTGCCAAGCCTGCGAGCGTACACCGAGCGCGCCCGTCGCGATCTTCCCTTGTTCGAGATCACGGAAGCGGCAATTCCGCAGCACGCGGTCGCGATCAATCCGAATCTCAGTGCGTACCTCGAACGGCAAGCGAAGAAGGGATTCATTCGCAAGCGCGTGATCGGAGACGCACCCAAGCTCGTGACGTCCGACGTGCCGACGACACTCGGGACGCCGGAAGAACTCTCCGGCAACGATACGGTCACGCACGACCGCGCAACACCGGAGGCCACTCCGCATGCCTGAAGAACGCGTCGGCATTCGACTCGAAGTTGCAGGGGCCGACGAAGCGCGGGCGCAAGTGGGGGGCCTTGTCGATCAATTCGGCAAGGCCCTCCCACAAGCGATGGAATATTCCGGGCGATCGGCGGCGTCCCTCGCCGCATCGTTCGGGCAGGTTGGCCCGGCTGTCAGTAAAGCCGGCGCAGATGCACGCAAGCTCGGCTCGGACCTCGGGACGATCAAGCCGACGTTCGCTGATATCGATACCGCCGTCGCGACGACGAAGGGCGCGTTCTCGACGCTCGGTCTCGATATGTCGAAGGGGTTGAAGCAATTCGACGCTGATCGGCAAGCCGCCTCGATCAAGGCCGCATTCGAGACGATTCGCACGTCCTCGTTCTCGACATCGGAAGACGTCGCCCGCGCGCAGGCCGCGATGAACGCCAAGCTCGCGGACCTGACCAAAGGCACCGTCGCGGCGGGAGCCGGGGCCAGCGTCCTCGGATCGTCGCTCTCGAAACTGTCTGGGCTCGCGGACCAAGCCGGTGTGCAGATCGGGTCATTGCAGATCGGTTTGAATGCGTTCAAAGAAATCGCCCAACTCGCCACGAGTGACGCGGGTGCCCTGGCAATCACGCTCGGAACCGGCGTGGTGGCGTTCGCCGCGTTGACCGGGGCGTTGATTGGGGCCACGTCACATCTGACGTCTTCATTCCAGTCGATCAAGCAATTCAGCGCCGTCTCTGGGCTCGCGGCCGGCGACGCGGACGACCTGGCCGACGCGATGGAAGCGGTTGGGATCAGCACCGAAACGCTATCCATGGCGATCTTCAAGATTTCCGCCGACGTCGAGTCGGGTGGCGCGGCCCTGCAAAAACTTGGCATCTCCGTGCAGGACATTCAAACGCTCGGCGAAGGCGAGCTATTCCAACGCGCGATCGAAGGGATTCAAGATCTTGGATCGCAGTCGGAGAAGACGTCGGCGTTGATCGAGTTGTTTGGCGCGCGCTTCGGTCGCCAGTTCGCGGAACTCGTGCGCGACGGAGCCATGTCGCTCGAAGAGTTGAAAGAACGCGTCGCCGATCTCAGCCCGTGGACGGAGGAGATGGCGCAACGCGCGCGCGAACTCGGCATGGCGCAGACGTTCCTCGCAAACGCAACAGGTGGCGTGATCGATGCCATTGGGTCCGCGTTTGCGCCCGCCCTGACGATCGCCACGAACAAGATGACGGACCTGATCGTTGGGATGAGGAAAGTCATCGAAGACGGGCCAGAGTTGCAGTCGATCATCGATGGCGTGTCGAGCGTGTTCGTGTCGCTGTGGGAAGCTCTCGAACCGCTCCTGCCGTTGCTGAAGATGATCGGCGCTGCCGCCATGCTCGCGTTCAAAGGCTTCGAGATGGGGATCAACTTCGTCATGATCCCTATTACCGCTCTCATGTCGTCGATCGGCGGCATCGCGCAAGCGATGATGAAGTTGGCGCAGGGCGATTTCAGCGGCGCGTGGGCCTCGATTACGAAGGGATTCTCCGACGCGGATGCCGCCGCGAAGCGGCAGACGGTGCGCTTCCAAGAATCCGTCGCGAGCACCAATGCGCTCGTCGACCGCTACATGGGACTCGGCACCGTTATCAAAGAAGTCAGTGCTGAATCCGACAAGGCGTCGACCGGAAAAAAGGCACCAGGGCCGTCCGTGCAGCAACTTCAGGAGCAGGTTGCGCAACTGCAAGCCCTGAAGACGGAGTTTGAAGCGATCCAATCCGTCGCTGACGCGAGTTTCAAACTGCGCATGGTCTTCGACACGTCGGCCGAAACGCAGATCGAATCGCTCATGGCGCACATGACGGCGCTGCAAGAGTCGGCGAAGTTGACGCAAGAGATCTGGACAGCACAGCAAGCCGCCATCGTCGCCGACACCACGAAGAAGACGCCGGATCAGATCAAGTCGGAACTCGCGAAAGGCCAAGCGGAATTCCGGGGGGCGATGGCGGCGATCACGTCGGGCATCATCGCCGACGTCGGGAGTATTTCAAAAGTCACGCAAGACGAATGGCGGAAACAATCCGAATTCGCGCGGAAAGCCGCTGAAGATATCAACAAGGTCGACGACGCTCTCGCCAAGATGTATCTCGACGTCTCGCGCCAAGGTGCTGTGCTCACGCAGGATTTGTTCAGCACCGGAGAACTCGACGCCGCGTTGACGAAGATCGAGCGCGACTTCCAGGCGACGATGGCAAAGATCAGCGCCGGGATGGGTGAACTCTCACAGCCGACGGAATTGCAACTTGCCGCGATCGAGCAGGCGACGAAGAACAAACTCACGTCGCTTGAACTGCTCTGGAAGAACTACGGCATCAAGGCGTCGGCCGACCTCGCCGAGTCGTTCAAAGGCTTCACGTCTGCCTTCGACCCGATGGTTGACCAACTCGCACGCAAGATCCGATTGCTGCCCGACGTGATTCAAGCATCCACCGAGTCAGTCAACGCGTTCATTCGCGCATCGCTGGGCATTCCGGTGATGGAGCGCAGCATTGCGAGTCTGCAAGCGACGTTTGGCGGCACGACGGAAGCAGTCAAGCGACAAGAGATCGCGATCCGAGAGACGGGCCAGACGTGGGAACAACTCTCGGCGAAGACTGACGAGGCGTCGAAATCGGCTGCAAAGTTTGTCGCCGAAGCCGCAAAGGTGGCGACGATCGATGCCGCGTGGAAACAAGCCGGCACGGCGATGCGAGGGTTGCAGGAGCAATTTGAGGCGGCGGAACTCGCGTCGACGTTGACGGGCGAGGCATTCCTGCGCGCGTCCCTGCAAGTGAAGTTGTTTGGCGACGCGTTCGATCCGCTCGACCCGGCGATGGTGAACGCGGTCAACCGCGCGATGGAGTTGCAGCGCGCTCTCGATCGGATGATCCCGGCCAATTTCCAAAGTAATCTGGACGACATTGCGACGAAGGCGTCGCTGCTCGGTGACAACTTCGATGCGATGGGCGCGCAGGTGAGTGCGGCGCAGAAGAATTTCGAGGCGACGTGGGATGCCATGAAGCGCGGCACCGCGTCGTTCGAAGACGTTACGGCCGCTGCCAACGCGTGGAACGCCGCGATCGCCGATCAGACACTCTACAAGAATATCGAAAGCGCGTTTCTCTCGATCACGGACACGTTCACCAAAATGGCAGACGGCATGATCCAAGGCACATTGGACATTGCCGATGCGTTCGCCAATTTGGGGCGCAGTCTACTCACGAACTTCGTGCAATTGGTTTTGCACCAAGTGTTCGACCCGCTCCTGCAAGCTGCCGCCTCCTTCGCAACAGGGTTCTTCAAAATTCTCATGAGCGGCGTGTCGAGCGCGGGCGATGCGTTTTTCAAACAGGGTGCCAGCCAGTTTGCCAATTCCGTTCTCGGCGGTCTCGGCGGCGGTGTTGGAGGCGTCGGCGGTGGTGGCCTGCTCGGCGGGAGCATTATCGATTGGGCGATGTCGATTGGGCAGGGCATCGGCAATCTTCCGTCAACAATCAGCGCCGCAACGTCTGCATGGGAAGCGTTCAATATCAGCCTGAATGTAGGGGCCAGTACGTGGGATTCCCTCAGTGCGGGCGTCAGTACGTTTGTTGATAATCTCGGCGCTGGGGTCGGCGTCCTTGGAACGACGGTGGCGGCGCTGGGTGCCATGTACAGTCTCTACTCGGGCATTATGGCGTTCACAGAAGGGCGCACGAACGCCGGTATCGGGACGTTGGGCGGCATGGCGATCGGCGCTGGCGCAGGATTCCTGCTCGGCGGCGGCCCCTTCGGTGCCCTCGTGGGTGCCGGCATCGGCGGCGGGCTCGGTGGTTTGCTGGGTGGCCTCTTCGACGAAGATTGGGACTACATTCATAAACTTCGGCAGCAACAGCGAACCAATACCGCCCTTACGGCAATGAGCGAGACGTCGGGGCGAATCCTCAATGCGCCCAACCTCGCTGATCTCTCAAGCTCGTTCGGTCAGCCGATTATCGGTACAGGATCGTCGACGGCGGGCATCCTCATGCGACTCGCCGAAGAGTCGCAGAGTGGAAATATCAAGTTCGACGGAGATCTGACATTCACCTTGCCTCCCGACGTGGCGAAGAACATCACGACGTGGCTCGCAGGGCAAGGGTTTACGGCGCAAGACTTCTCCAGTGGTCGGGTCGGATCGGTGACCGAGATGATCGCGGCGACCGGACCTCCGGGCGATATCGAGGGCGGGATTGAGGCTTGGCAGGATCTCATGCTCGGCCTTGACGCGCTCATTCGCGTTCTGGAAGGGTCGGAAAAGGCCATTGACCGGATCACTCAGAAACAGGCAACGGCCGTGCCTGGGGCCATGTTGGGCGATCGCGAGGCGATGGATTTTGTCGCCACATTCAACGTCGCCGAGCAGTTGAAGCATGACGAATTCAAAGCTGGTGACGCCATTCGGGCGCAACTGGATGCCATCGCCTCTGGGGTCGAGGGCGGCATTGACGCGATTGCCGCCGCCGCGACGAAAGCGTTTATCAAAAGCCCCGAAGCACTCATCAACATCATGGATGTCACGCCGTTCCAGCAAGCCGGTGAGGAGATTAGCGAGACCACCGAGCGGGTCGGCGCTGCGCTCTTGCGTCTTGGGCAACAGTCGCGGAGCCTCGAAGCTGAGCTAAACGCCATGACCAAGGTCGACCCGGTTCCGGCCATGCGGGAAGCGCAGGCCGATATCGACCGACAACTCGCGGTCCTCGCTTCGGATCTCACCGAATCGGCGTGGGACCCAACGGTCATCGCCGAGAACTTCGCGCAGCAAGAGGCGCTCATCAAGCAACGCTACGAGATGGAACTGGCGACATTCCAGGCTTTGGTCGCACAGATTCAGGCCGGCACCGAATCCATTGCGAACGCGGGCAACGTCTTCGCCGCGCACGCCGCTGTGGCGGCGGCGTCTGGCGTGAGCCTCTCGGGCATGACGACGACGATGCTCGAATTTGCGGACAGTCTGCCTACCGTCGAGGCGCGACTGACGGCATTGTCGACGGCAACAAGACTCTGGCAGGCGAGCATTCAGGAGTCTCTTCGCACTGGTGACATGGACGCTGCGATCACGAGCAGTGTGGAATTGCTGGGTGGATACCAAGCGGCCTTCAACGATGCCATGCAGATCGACGATCCGACGCAGCGGCTCGCCGCGCTCAGCCAGATTTTCGACGGCTTGACCGGGGCCACCGAAGCCGCGATTGCCGCGACCAATGCGTATTACGGAGCCTTAGCCGACGCGGCGCAGAAGTTCTTGGCAATCGCCGATAGCATCGGTGGCGCGATTGGTTCGGCGGCGCAGAACACCGCTAGCGTTCTTGACGGGCTCAACAAGGTGGGCGTCAACACGTCCGAGCTTGTTCGCGGGGCCATCGCGCTTGTCGATCAGATGCCCACGGCGGCATCCAAGATGAAGGCCCTCGCAGGGGCGAGCGACCTGTTCGCGGCTGGTCTTGGTGTGGCGAGCCAAGACAGGGGCGAGCAGGCCGGGATGAATGAAGCCACTCGCGAGTTGTTTGCCACGATCAAGACCACGTTGGATTACGCCAATAGTCTCTCCGATCCGACCCAACGACTTGAAATGGTCGGATCGCTCACGCAAGAATTTGGGAAAGCCATTGCGCAGATCGAGCAAACGATCGGCAAGCCCTTTCAGGATGCGATCGATAAGCTCGACCCTGAGAAGAACGCCGATCAGATTGCTGTCCTCGTCGCGCAACAGGATGCGGCGATCGATGCGTTTCTGAAATCCCTTGGTCCGCTCGGGCAGGAGTTGGCAGTGGCACTCAAAGAGAGTGGGGGGTCGGCAGCAAAAGCGGTCGCCGATGCGCAGACGGAACTCAAGGGCATCATCGGCGATAGCGCGCTCACGGCCGAGAATTTCCTGCTCGCCAATGAAGCGGCACAGACGGCGGCACTCAATGCCATCATCAACGGAGCCGGCCCGCTCATAAAGAGCGTCGCTGACGCGATGATTTTTGCGGGCAAGGACATCGGCGGGTCAATCGCCACGGCGGGTACACAACTGGAATCGGTTCTCGGCAAGGTTGCCGAAGCTGAAAACTTTGTCGCGTCGTCAATCGCTAGCCTTGCGACCGCACTCGGTGGTGTGAAGGCCGCGCTAGATGCTCACATCATCGGTCTGGCTAATATCACGGTGACTGCTGTGTTCGCACCAGCGGCGACTGGTATCGACCGCCTCGACGGATCGTCCGCTGGCATTCCAATCCTCGCGCACCCTGGAGAGCGAATCTTCAGCGCGCGGAACACACGTATCCTTGATCGTCTCGGGATCACCAATCGTGCCCTCAACCGGATGCCACAGGCAGCAACGGGGATGGACACCATTCCTGATGTTTACCCTGGTCCTGGCCGTGATTCAGTGCAAGTGCCTCGGCCTGGCACTACTGACACTCTTGGTTCTGGCATCGGTCGTGAGGCGGACGGGACTTCTCGGCCCGACGCCGGCGTCGGTCGAGAGGTGCCGCGTCTGGAGCGTGAATCGATCTCGTCCCCATCATACTTCTCTGACAACCGCTCCTTTGCTGACATCTACGGCGCAACAAGTTTCTGGGCCGCCATGAACTCCCAGAATCCCGGTCGCACGGGCGGTGGGACTACCACGCGACCGATGACCGAAGAAGAAATCGCGGCGATTGACGAGAAGTTCAAGGCGCTTGTGGATACGCTCGTCAACGCGTCGTCGGTGATCGCGCGCTATTCCGATCTGCTCGCAGACGCCAATGTCAATCTCTCGGGCGTGTCGGCGCGTTTGTTCCGGACATCGGAACTGATTGGAACGGTCGACGCCAAGTCTCGGCTGCTCGGCGCGGCGATGAATATCCTCGACGTCGAGTTGCGACAGACCACCGATGTGATGGGCACGCTCGCGAGCGTGGCTCCAAGTGCTGGAGTTGCGATCAAGAGTCTGGCGGATCTGGCGATCAAGAGCAAAGATCTGACACAACTTACTACGGCCTTCGATGCCATCGCCGGGGCCGCGACATCGGCGCAGAACTCGGTGAGTGCCGCCTACGATCGCCAGCGAGCGCAAGCCGAATCGAATGCACGGTCGCAGCAAGACGCCCTGACAGATCAACTCGAAACGCTCCGAGAAATCGTGCGCATGACTGAGGATTGGGAGCGCGTTGCGGACAGTCTGCGCGATCAGATTTTCGATCTGCTCACGTCCGACCTGGCCCCGCCCGATCCTTACGGCCAGTTCGCATTCGCGCAAAGTGAATTCGTGTCGGCGCTCGCATCCTTCCGGTCGGGGCCGACCACCGAGGGCGCAGGCCGCGTGCAGGAGTTGGCGCGGGCGATGCTCGACGCGGCCACCAAGGTCTATACGAAACCTGACCCGGCCTATCAACTCTTGTTCGACGAAACGATCCGCGCGCTCGAATCCGTCCAGATGACGGCGACGGCGCGGGGGGCGAGTCAAGAAGACCTGCTCGCGCAGATCGCGGCGCTCGAAACGCGCAGTCAGGAAATCAACGACGCGACACGCATTGCCGTGCTGCAACTCGACATGAACGAAGCGGCAGCGCGTCAGGCGATCGTCGATTTCGTCGCACCGGACCTCGCACGGATCGTCGAGGCGATGACAACGGCTGGCAACACGGCAGCGGTGCAAGCGATCGACCTGAAGAGTGTGTCGGTCAACACGAAGAATATTGCAACTGACATCAATGCGATCCGTCGATCGATGGGCGCAGGCTACGCGGCGGGGATCGCCTCGATGCCGCGTACCACGTGGGCACTCGTGCACGAAGGCGAGCGCATCGTGCCCGCCGAAGACAACGTGCCTGGCTACATGATCGGGCCGAACGGCGAAGGTGCGGCTGGTGATCTCGCGTTGCGCACGGCGGGACGCGTCCAAACGGAAACGGTCTCTGGTGGGGGCGGGAACACGTTCAACATCACCGTCGTCAGTAACGATCCTGATCGCGCGTGGGAAGTGCTGCGACCGCGCCTGGACGAATACCTCCGACCTGGCCGTCGCGGCTCGCGCATCACACAGGGGCGATAGATGAACGTTCACTTGTCGCTCGTCAACTTGTTGCGCACCGCGACGGTTACAGCCTCGTCGAACAGCGGATCAGGATTGTTCGGGTCCGACCGTATCAAGTCGTCAGAGCGGCCGGCGAAACGGTGGCACTCGTCTGGTACATCGCAGTCGTGGATTCATATCGACTTTGGCGAGCCGAAGACTGTCCATGTGTTCGACTTCAACAATGCCAATTTCGCGAGTGTGCACGTGCAAGGTCGCGCATCGTCGACGGGCGGGGCGGATGCCTTGTGGGATTCTGCTCCGGCCTACGATCGCGCGGTGTCGCTCACGCGGCACCCGTTCACCACGCGATCCTCTACGCCCCATCTGTCCTCGGCATTCTTCTATCGCTATGCGCGCATTCTCATTCCGGCGCAAGCCACGTTGGTCGAGCGTGACGGTGTGGACGCATCGAGTTTCTTCGCGTTGGGGGGCTTGTGGGCTGGAGCCGTCGAGAAGTTGCCGCGCGCGTGGCGATGGTCCTACACGTGGGGGACGCAATTCCCAAAGAAGAAAGTTGGGCCGGGACATTGGACTCGGACGGTGCGACTCGGTGCGCCCTACACGGGCCTTCAAGGCTCACTGGAGTTGTTCGTCAACTTCGATGCGCCGGGCATCGGGGATGACCTGGCCCTCTGGCAAGATCTTCAGCGCCGTATGAACGATCGTGGCCCGTTCCTCGCCGTTTGTGAATACCTCGGTGGTCTCTACGGCCTCATTGCGGAGGATGAATCCGACCCGGCCGAGATCGACTACCCCGTGGCGACTATTCCGCTGCGATGGACGGAGGCACTATGACGACGACACGCCCGGCCGGACGCGAGTGGTGGTGTCCGACGTGTGAAGCGACAAAGGAGGGCGTGATCGTGACGCACGACACGCCAGAACGCATCTCCGATACCGTCCTGTGCCCGGATTGCGAGAACGTGTTGGGTGTCGTCTCGGCGGACGTGACGCCCCCGATCCTCGCGGTGCCGAGGAACAACACCATCGTATGAGTCGCGTGTTCAACGGCACCACGTCTCGGGTCACCGTCGACAAGCTCGTCACGTTGGGCTCGAAAATTTCGGTCAGTGCACGCGTGCATATGTTGGGTGAGGGCGAGGGTGGGGACTTTTGGAACGTCGCGATTCAGGGCGGGCAAATCCTCACGGGCGCGAGTCGCAATCGACGCTGGGGTTTTTGGATTCGTATGGCAGGCGAGCGGCTGCTCTACCTGAGCGTTGGGGCCTTGACGACGGCGGGAGATTGGGCCAAGGCAATCACGTTGCCGCTCAATGAGACGCACCATGTCGGATTTTCCTACGACGGCACGGTGGCCTCGAACGATCCGATCTTCTACATCGATGGTGTTGCGGCCGGCGGCGCGTTCATCGTGGACGCGAATCCGGTTGGAGCCTTGGCCCCGGACCCACAGCCGTTGTACATCGGCGGGAACGAACTCAACGACGGCACCGCGAATGGCTATATCCAAGGTCTCGCAATTTGGCGACGCGTGTTGAGTGCGGCTGAGTGGGCCATCGTGCATGCGGAAGGCGTGTACGCGGTGCCAACAGCGGGCCTCGAAATGTACTACCCCTTCTCCAACGCCGATGACGGGAGTGCTGAAAGCGATACGGTCGCGCTCGACGGTTCGGGCAATGACCATCCGGCAACCGCGACCGCAGCGCCGCGTGCGGCAAATCTTGTTGAGCCGAGAGTCATGGTGCCGTCAATGGCGGCACCGTTGACGGTCAACGCGATGGCGCACCAACCGCAGTTCAACAAAGTGTGGCTGTTCAAGATCGGCGATGACCTGTATGTGGCCGATCGCGATTTCGAGGGCGCACTAGAAGTCTGACCGAAAACAGGAGGGGACAGAATCATGGCGATTCAACTATCGGAGGCGGTTCGGAATGCGCGACTCGACGCGATCGAGACGGCCATCGGAGTCAGTGCAGTTCTGAAGATCAAGACGGGCGCGCAGCCCGCGAACTGCGCGGCGGCGGATACGGGCACCGTACTCGCGTCGTTGTCGTTGCCGTCCGACTGGATGGCGGCAGCGGCGACGGGCGCGAAGGCGAAGGCCGGCACCTGGCAGGACGCATCGGCAGACGCGACAGGCACGGCCGCGCATTTCCGTCTCTACGCGACAGATGGCGTTACGTGCCACATGCAGGGCTCGGTGAGCGTGACGGCTGGTGGTGGCGATCTCCAACTCGATACCATCTCGATCATTTTGGGTCGGACGATCACGATCACGGCGTTCACCCTGACGGACGGCAACGGATAACCACACGCCAGTGAGGGAGACAACGCCACATGGCGTTTGAGTTTCTCGGGACGGACGTTGCAACCCGAGCATCGGTTACGCTCGGCGACGAAGTTACGTTCGCCGCATGGATCAAGATCACTTCGTTCAACACGTTCCATCCAATCTTCATGCACGGCGGTCAGATCGCCACGGGGGCGAGCCGCAACCGCCGTGGCGGTCTCCTGATTTGGCGAGACGGCGCGAACAGTAACCTCTACTGGACAACGGGACGGCTGACCACGCAAGGCGACGCGTCGGTCACCGTCACGTTGGACGCCGGCACGTGGTATCACGTCGCGGTGACGCACAACTACGCGACGTTCACGTGCCAACTCTATCTCAACGGCGTAAAAGTCTACGATGATGTAATCAGTGGTTCCGGCGCGGTGACACCGGACACGCAAACTCTTCATCTTGGCAACAACGCCAACGTCGACTCGTCCCTCAATGGTCGGATGCACGGTGCGGCCGTGTGGTCGCGCATTCTCACTGAAGCGCAAATTCAAGAGGTTTACGAGGGAGGCGCGCTCTCAGAATCCTCGAACCTCTACGGCTACTGGCGGATGTGGGCCAACCCGACCGCCGATACCGCCGACTATTCGAGTAACAACCGCAATGCCACAAACAGCGGTGGCGCGAGCGTAGCAGACGACGCCAATGCGATCGGCCCAAAGGTGGTGCTGGTGGGCGTGGGCGCGACCACCGCGACGGCGCAGAATCAAACGGCAAGCCCGACCGCGCCGGATTATCTGACCAATGACATTCTCGTCGCGGTCTTTCACCAAAACGACAATCTTGTCCTTAGTCCGCCGGATGGCACCTGGACCGCGATCAAAGAAGTCAACAATACGGCCAATCAGCGATGCAGCATCTTTTGGAAACGCGCGACGGCTGATGGGGCTGGTCAGTCGTTTACCTTTACGAAGAGTGCTGATAACAATCTCCTGATCTTCGGGCTGATCTTTGTTTTGCGGGGATGCCGAACAGACATCTCACCCATCGCAGCGGCCGCGTCGCACAGTGCGAACGCATCGTCAGATACCGTCACGTATGCCACCTACACACCGGGTGCCATCGCGCACCTGATAGCGATTGGCCTCTATAACAACGACCTGACGACGGCGGGCGCGATTTCGGGGACGAATCCGTCGTTTGCAAATATCGCCGACGTCGAGTC